TCCTCGCTGCCTGACAATTATCAAAGGCTTCGAGGGAGGCTATGCTTACCGTAGGATGCAAGTGTCAGGTGAGCGCTTCGATGATAAGCCAGATAAGAATATGTTCTCTCACATCCATGATGCTTTGCAGTATCTTATGCTGGGCGCTGGAGAGGGTCGTCAATTGATTTCTGGGCAAAAGCCAATGGTTGCATTTAACGCTAGAAAAGACTTTGATGTCTTTACTAGAAAGCCCAAGGCACCTCAAAGACGACAAGGTATGTGGAGCAGGATGTAAGATTGTGCGTTGATCTATAGTTTATTCTGTGCCTATCAACAACAAACTGAAGGAGATTGAGATGTGTATAAAACAGATTAAGAAGATTGTTATGGCCCCAGTAAGGGCTATGCAAAACATTGCTGGTGGTATTGGAGATGCGCTTGGTATCAATGGCGGCGGCGGAACAGCTACTCCACAAGCGCCAGTTGTTGATGAGATTGCCGTTGCAGATGCCGCTGCAACAGCAGAGGCAGCACGCCTTAGACAGATTGAAGTTGATCGTCAGAAAGCAGCGGAGGCCGCACTAGCTTCAGAAGCTGAACAGGCTCGTCAAACAGAAATGACTGCTAATATTACTGGCACTACAAATGGAAATCTTTCTGAATCTTTATTGCAACGTAAAGCAAAGCGTGGCGGAACTGGCCGTCGCTCATTGATCTCTGGTTCATCTGGCGGTCTTGGTTTCTTCAGTAGGTTCTCATAATGGAAGCAATGGATTCAAAAGGAACGGCACAGAAGTATCTTAAACGGTACGACAAAGCCAAAGCGCATCGCGAGAACTTCGTTCCGTTGTTTGAAGAGTGCTATGAGTATGCACTGCCACAACGTGAGTCGTTCTATTTTGAAACCGCTGGGCAACGTAGAGATGATAAAATCTTTGACGAGACTGCTGTAGTTGGCGTTCAAGAATTTGCATCACGCTTGCAGTCTGGCCTTGTGCCAAACTTTGCGCGTTGGGCTGACCTCATTGCTGGCAGTGAAATCCCAGTGGAAGAGCGTGACCAAGTAAACAATGATCTTGATGAAGTAACTGATTACATCTTTGAGATATTGCAGAACTCTAACTTCTCACAGGAAATCCATGAATCCTTTATGGACTTAGCTGTTGGCACTGGCGTTCTATGTGCTGAAGAAGGGGACGCGATAAACCCTATTGTCTTCTCAGCAATCCCACTACCTCATGTGGTTCTTGATACTGGGCCTGACGATAAGATCGACCATGTATTTCGTGAACGCTCTATGCGGTACTCCGACCTAGAGTATATGTATCCAGATGCACAACTTGATTCGCGCTTGCAGAACTCTGTTACTAACAATCCTGATGGAACGATTAAGATACTAGAGATCGTTTGTAAGGACTATTCTCGCCGTAATGAAGATGCTTTCCTTCGTTATGCAATTGATATGAACACTAAATCAATTATCCAACAGGATACATTCGTTGGTGTTGGATCAAACCCATTCATTTGTTTCCGTTGGTCTAAGTGCGCTGGTGAAGTCTATGGCCGTGGCCCATTGATTAATGCACTGTCGGCAATCAAGACCACCAACCTAACCATTGAGTTAATCCTAGAGAATGCACAGATGGCAATCTCTGGTGTTTATCAAATGGAAGATGATGGCGTGATTAACGTGGACACAATCAATCTAGTCCCAGGGTCGATCATTCCAAAAGCCGCTGGCTCCTCTGGATTGCAAGCTATTCAATCTGCTGGCAGCTTTGATGTGGCTAATTTAATCCTTTCCGATATGCGCCAGAATATTAAACGTGCGCTATACAACGATATGCTTGGCAACCCAGATCGCACTCCTGCCTCTGCGACTGAAGTTACTGAGCGTATGGCTGATCTTTCTCGCCGTGTTGGCTCCGCCTTTGGCCGACTGCAAGCTGAGTTAGTTCAGCCAGTTCTTCAACGTGTGGTTTACATTCTAAAGAAACAAGGACGCATTTCTCTGCCAACAGTTAATGGCCGTGAAGTTAAAGTGCGCTCTGTTTCGCCACTTGCACAGGCTCAATCTAATCAGGACATCAATTCTATTTCCCAGTTCTTGCAATTGATCCAAGCAAACTTTGGCCCACAGATGACAAATATGTTGATTAACACAGAGAAATCTGCTGTCTATCTAGCACGTAAGTTCGGAGTGCCAGACAGTTTAGTGCGCGATGAAGAAGAACGCAAACAAATTGCTGAGATGATGCAGCAGATGGCACAGATGCAACAACAACAAGGAGCGCCGATTGCCCCCCAGTAATCACTTAGGAATGGACGGATTTCGCCGTACTCAGAGTGAAGACGCAAAAGTTAGCCTAGATGTAGCAAGCCTCTTTTCCACAGAAAGTGGGAAGGAAGTCTTAAAGTATCTACGCAGTATTACGATAGAAATGGTTAATGGCGCAGCGGTTTCCGATGCAGAGCTACGCCACATCGAAGGGCAGCGATATATCGTTGGCCTCATTGAATCGCGCATCAGACACGCACATAGGGTAAAATCAAATGGATGATACAACTCAAGGCGGGTCGCTTCTCAATGAGAACACAGAAGCTCCCGTTAACGCAGAACCAACACAAGACTTTGTAGTCGCAGAACCAGAGCGCCCAGCTTGGCTTCCTGAGAAATACAAAAGCCCAGAGGACTTAGCTAAGGCTTATACTGAACTATCTTCTAAGCTGGGCCAGAAGGAAGAGGACTTCAAAGCAAAGCTTAAAGAAGAAATGTTTGTTGATCGCCCAGCTAGCTCTGGTGATTACCAGCTTCCTGATGTGGTAGATGAATCCGCAGTGGACAATGAATTACTAAAGTGGTGGTCTGAAACATCCTTTAACAATGGCTACGGCCAAGAGAAGTTCCAAGAAGGCATTGAGAAGTTTGCTGAGGTTCTGCATTCTTATTTTCCAAATGCCGATGCTGAGATTGAAAAGCTTGGTGACAATGCCAATGCTAGAATTGAAGCAGTGAGTTTGTTTGCTAATCAATTCTTTCAATCAGATCATATGCCAGCCATTGAGCGCATGGCGGAAACAGCGGACGGCATTGCCGCTATTGAATATATGATGAGCAAGATGAAGGCTCCATCAATGAATGTCAGTACACAAGCTACTGATCGAATCAGCGATGAGCGTCTTCGTGATATGATGAAAGATGAACGCTATTGGAATCCTTCTAAACGTGATTCGGATTATATCAATCAAGTAAACTCTGGCTTTAAGAAACTGTATGGCTAAGGTTTTTACTTACGCTGGGTCAATGCCAGTAGTAGAATCAACGATGAGCCATGCAATAAGACTAGCAGACACAATGCTTCCGCAGAATGTTAAGGAATGTTTTCTGCATGGCTACAGTCCTCTTAACGCTTTAGTTGACAGGCTAGATGATGATGTTTGCTTAACTATACTCGACGGTAAAAGACCAGTATCAATGCTCGGCCTTATTGAAACATCGCCGCGTACTGCTTCTTTGTGGCTGCTATCATCTGATTTGTTCTACACAAAATGGTTCAGTGTCTTTCGGGTTTCTAAAAAGCTGATAGATATGTTCCATAAAAAATACTACCGCATTGAAGTCGATGCGTTAGTTGAGAATAACAAAACCATAGAATGGTTGTTGTGGCTTGGATTTGTTCCCGAAGGAGAAAGTGAACTAGAAGGAAACGATATTGTTCATTTTGTGCGTTGCAATCAATCCAAGAATAACATCTATAATTTTCCATCACGGCCCGTGATGCACTGAGCGACCCGCAAGGATACTCGCAAAGAGGCTGCTAACGGATACCCGACCAACCGCAACTTTAATCACAGGGCTTTAAAAATGGCTAACACAATAGACCAAGCATTTATCAAGCAGTTTGAAACCGAAGTACATATGGCTTATCAGCGTATGGGTTCCAAGCTGCGCAACACAGTTCGTTCCACAAATGTAAGTGGTTCGAGCGCACGCTTCCAAAAGATCGGTGCTGGATCAGCATCGACTAAATCGCGCAATGGTAATGTTGCTGCGATGGAATTGGCACACACCTATGTAGAAGCCACAATGGCTGACTACTATGCCGCTGAGTACATCGACAAACTAGACGAAATGAAAATCAACATCAACGAGCGTCAAGCCGTTGCTCAGTCTTCTGCTGCTGCTCTTGGCCGCAAAACTGATGAGTTGATTGTCGCTGCTCTAGTTGCTGGCGCAAACGCAACAGAAGTAAACTCTGCTGCTGCTGCCCTAGACAAAGCTGATATGTTAACAACCTTTGAGTTGTTTGGTATTGGCGATGTTCCAGAAGATGGACAGCGCTATATCGCTATGCACCCTAAAGGTTTTGCTGACCTATTTAATATCACCGAGTTCGCCTCGTCTGATTATGTAGGCCCACAAAATCTACCGTTTGCTGGCGGCATGACAATGAAAGAGTTCTTGGGCTTCAAGATTTTCTCAACGTCTGCAATCACTGCTGGTACAAACATTGCTTACCACACTTCAGCGATCGGTCTTGGTATCAACGCTGACGTTGCGACTGAAGTAAACTATGTTGCTGAGAAAGTATCACACCTTGCTACATCGATGATGTCTATGGGTTCGATTGCCATTGATTCCAATGGTATCTACAAACTTCTTGACAACAACACATAAGATAGGAGGAGGGGGCTTAGGCCCCCTCATTCACCATGGCAACCATTAGCACCCCCGCAAGCACCCCGATTGACGTATCGTCCCGCGCACTGATTCTTATCGGAGCGCAGCCGATTACTTCATTCGAAGACAACAGCACTGAAGCGTTAGTATGCGCTAATATGTATGAGGATATTGCACGGTCTGCTTTGCTATCTACCCGCTGGCGTTTTTCTACTAACCAAGCAGTTCTTAATAGATTAAGCGAAGCGCCTACTGGTCGCTATAATTCTGCTTACCAACTTCCTAATAGCAGCCTAATGGTTCACGCAGTGACCGTTAACCAATCACCTATTGAATATAACATCTATGGCAACAAAGTATTCTGCGATACTTCACCGTCCGATGAGCTTGTTGTGGATTATACTTATCGTGCCGATGAGACTGATTGGCCTTCTTATTTTACTATTGCTGTAGAGCATTCCCTTGCCGCAGTCTTAGCTACATCAATTGCGCGTGACCGTAGCCTATCTGAGCTTATGGCTATTCAAGGAAGAGACTTGATGGTTAAGGCTAGGCTTCTTGATTCACAGCAGCAAACAACACGCAAACTTTATACTTCAAGGTTTATTGCACAAAGGCGGAGCTGATGCAGCGAATTAGAGTTCCAGTAACGAACTTCCAATTTGGTGAGATTAGTCCTTCCTTAACTTCAAGGACTGACTCAGCAATCTATAAAGCCTCTGCTCAAAAGGTGGAGAACTTATTCTTACGTGCAGAGGGCGGAGTTATTAAACGCTCTGGCTTGCGTAATATTTATAAGTACAATGACATTACATATGATTCAAATCCAAAGCAGCAGATTAGAATTGTTCCGTTTGTTTTCTCAGATGATGAGCGCTACATAATTTCCCTCGAAGATCAAAAGGTTCGAGTGTTTATTATTGATCCATCAACGGGAGAAGTTAGTTTAGCAACTACTATTACCCAAGATACTTTATCCAATAACCTACCTTGGGTTGATTCATATCTTCATGAAATAACATATGCTCAAGCTGGCGATGTTATGTTTATTTGCCACAACACTTTTGCTCCGCGTCAACTTGTTCGCACTGGACTTACTACTTTTCAAGTAGAGATGTTTACATTTCAAGGCAGTCCTGATGCTGATAGAATATACCAGCCTTACTATAGCTTTCAAGGTTTAGACGTAACGCTTGATCCTTCTGCATCTAGCGGCAACGGCATTACTCTTACTACTAGCTTGCCGTACTTTGATACTACTGGAACCGCAACTGGTGGAAGCTATCTTGATTCTAAGCACGTTGGTGTTACTTTGCGCTATGGCGAATCAGAGATTGAGATTACTTCTGTTCAATCTGTAACATCTGCCACTGGTAATGTTCTGTCGGAGTTAAAGCAAAATTTACTAATCAACCCGTTTACAGCAACTTCTGGAACTCACGTTGTAAAAGTTACTCAAGTTAATCACGGCTTATCAACTGGTGATTCAATTACTATTGCTTCTGCTGGCGCGGTTGGCGGTATATCTGTTAACCAAATCAATGGCGCTAGAACGATTGGTTCGGTTTTAGATCAAGACAATTATACATTTAATGCTGGCGCAGACGCTAATGCGTTTGAGGTTGGCGGAGGAGCGCCAACAATAGTTACCCATGCTCCAACAAGAAACTGGACAGAGCAATCGTTTTCTTCTTATCGTGGGTATCCAGCAGCAGTAACCTTCCATGAAAACAGACTTTGGTTTGGCGGAACGCTAGGCCAGCCTGATGGAGTATGGGCTAGCAAGTCTTCTCAGTATTACAACTTTGACGTTGGTAGTGCTGCTGACTCAGATGCTATTTTAATAACGTCAAGCATCGGTGAGATTAATGCAGTTCGCCATATGGTTTCTAACCGTGACTTACAAATCTTTACTTCAACCTCTGAGCTTTATGTTCCAGCATTAAGCAATCAACCAGTTACTCCAACTAATGCTAGAATCATTAGGCAAACTCCTTTTGGAGCAAGCTATGCTAGACCGCAACCTTTTGATGGGGCTACTGTATTTGTTCAGAACGGTGGATATATTGTTCGCGAATATCTTTATACCGATACTGAAGCAGCTTATACTTCCGCTCCAATCTCTACGTTATCATCACATTTAATATCTAGTCCAATACAGATGTGCGTTGTTCGCGGCACTATAGACACTGCTGAATCATATATCTTTCTTTTAAATGACAACGGACGGCTTGCTGTATTTAGTTCTAACCGTGGTGAAAGCCGTGCTGGGTGGACTGACTTTTCTACTAATGGCAGTTTTCATTCTGTAACTACAGTAGACAATCGCATCTTTGCTGTTGCTAGATACGACTTTGGTTCTGGCACTCCTCGGTATGCGCTACTAGAATTTGATGCCACTATGAATATGGATGTGGCAAAAAACTATACTGGCTCTGCTGGTGTCTTTGATGTGTCTGATTTTTTTGAGGACGGCGCCGTTGTTAATGTAGTCTATGGAAAAGATTATGTTGGCGCGTACACTGTGTCTGGTGGCGAAGTTGATGTATCTAATGTAGCAAACATTGACTCATGTCAGATTGGTTACTCCTTTAATGTAAACCTAACAACCAATCCTATTGACGCCGATGTGCAGGGAGGCCCCCTGACTGGTGAGCCAAGAACATTAGCTCGTGTTGTTCTTGATTTAAATGAAACGCTTTCTGTGTCGGTCAATGGAACGTCGCTTGTTATTAGGCAAGTAACTGACGATCTTAGCCAGCAACGCTCTGCGGTAACTGGAAAGAGAGAGTTCTATCTATTGGGTTACAACCGTGATCCTAAAGTTATTATTACTCAAACCGCTCCGTTACCTTTGCAGATCAATGGTCTTATTGCGGAGGTATCTTTCTAATGAATGACCTTAGCAACTTGCCAAACTTAGAAGCTGCAATGCTTGCCGAACCCCAAGTAGAATGCCCAGTGACTCATCACTTTGGGCCTAGCCTTTACATTAGAGAATCGTTTCTACCAGCGAACACTTTTGTTCTCGGCCACGCCCACAAGTCAGAGACTATGAACATACTACTCAAAGGCAAGATGGCCGTGCTTGTTGACGGAGAGGTTAAGCTAATTGAGGGGCCAGTCACATTTGTTACTGGTGCTGGCAGTAAGTTAGCCTTGATAATTGAGGACTGCACGTTTCAAAATATCTTTGCAACAAATGAAACAGACATAGAAAAGTTAGAAGATATGTTTGTTGATAAAAGCCAACAATGGATTGAGCAATCTGAAATGAATAAACTTATTAAACACGTTAATGGGGGGCATTCTTAATGTCATTTGTTGCAGCAGCCATTGTAGCCAGCACAGCCATTAGCGCGTATTCAAGCGCAAAGCAGGGCGAAAACGATCTTGCTCAAGCAAAGCGTGATAAGATTCAATATGACCTTGATGCTAGGCTTAGCGAAGTACAAACAAAACAAAATAGCAATTTAAGAATTGCTGACTATCAAGATGCAACAAGTTCTAATGAGGCTTGGTTTTCTTATCTTGGCAGGGACGTAAGCGCAGACCGTTCAGTAAAAGCTTTCTTAGAAAAAGAACAGAAAATTGCAATGGAAGATGTGGTTCGCAATCAGCTTCAAGGTAAGCTTGAGGCAAATAAAATAAGAAATGTTGGGCGCGATGTTCTCACCGCTGGATATAATGCTAGGACTGCTGGTTATTTAAATGCGGCGGCAACTATTTTTGGAGGAGTGTCTAGCTTAAAGAAAACACAAGTTCCCACTACCACTACAACGCAAACTAAACCAGTAAGTTATTCTACAAGAATAAACCAAGCGTAAGGATAATAAGATGGCAGTCATTCGTCAAACTACTAGGGTTACAAATACACCGATTGGCGTTGTACGTTCAGATCGTGGCGAAGCAAAGCTGTCTCAGGCAATCATTAACCTTTCTTCTACCATTACTGATAACTACGTTAAGATTGCTGCCAATCGGGCACAGCGAACTGGCGAAGACATGGCTATGGCCGCTAAGAACAGCGACCTAACTACTATTGATTTGAATACTGGTTTACCTACAGCTTTAAATATGCCTCCCAAGATGGGTTTGATTGCAAAAGAAGCTTACACTAATGTAATTAATCAACGCTATGAAGGCGCAATAAACGAAGAGCTTACTGCTAAAGCCATTGAGATTGCAAAGAAGTACCCAAATCCAAATTCGTTTGAAGACCAGATGTCTAAGTATGTTGCTGGCATGGTCAAGGGTTCTGATGGCAATCGCTATGGCACTGCTATGCAGAATGTTGGCGCTGATGTAATGTCTAAGGTTAAGACACAACTTAAGATTGATGCCGCTGCTGCCGCAAAAAAGAAACTTGAATTTGATTCAGCTAATTTAAGATACACGCTTGGACGAGAGCTTCGCGCTCTTTCTTCTAATGGTATATTTGGAGAAGAGTTTGGTAAAAAATATGGGCAACTTGCTCAAGCGGTAGAGAACGAGTTTTTAGCTACTGGTAATGCGTCTAAGTATTTTGATGGAAGAGAAGAGCTAGATACTTTTTCTGGTTCATTAGGCCAGTCAAAGCTTTTATCTTACGCTTCTAATATGACTGAACTTGAAGCCAATCAAGCAAGTGCTGCAATTCGAGATACAACACAACTTAATTTATTATCTCAACCAGTTCGTGAAGCCGTTGTTCAAGCCTTAATGACTACTACTCCAGAGGCGTTAGCTTCTCAATTTGAAAAGACGCGTAGCGCTAGCCAAGAACTTCTCACTGACGAGATGGGCGTTGATGAGGATTTTGTGAAGAGCAACATTACTTCTGGCTCATCATTTGCTGAAGTCCAGTTTGCTGTTAAAACTTTAAATGATAAATATCCAAACGCACCAAAAGAAAAACGAGATGAGGTTACTGCTGCCATTCGTGCTGACGCTTTTATTAAAGGCGCTGGTTTAAACACTGACTCTGTTGTTGAGATCAACGCTCTTATGGTTGAGCTTCAAGCCGAACAGGGTAACTTTAATAATATTGTTGAATTATTTGGTGGCCCAACCAGTAACTTTGCTGCGCAACAAAAGAAATTGTTTGAATCATTAAGCCCAGACGAAAAGAAATCAGTAGCTAAACACTTTGAGAATATGATTCCTGCGCTTAGAGGCCAAGAAGCGGAACAGCAACTTCAGTTAAAAGCTGAGATTGCTGCCGATTTATATGGCCTTGGTCAAGATGCATTATATGGAGAGCTTAATGCAGACACGTATGAAGAATATCGGAATAAATTTAAAACTAGTGGTGTTGATAATCCAGAACAATACCTTGAAAAACTAGACTTAGCTTTTTCTGAAAGCCTTAGAAATTCAATCCTTGGCTTTCGTGTGTTAATACCAGACACCAATACACGGAGGCCAATTACTTCAGACGAAGCTAAGATTATTCAAGCTGAAGTTTTAACTGGGGATGCTCGTTTACCTAATGATTTATCTTTTTTAGCTCTAGAAATAAAAGGTGTTATTGCAAACTTAAAATATGCAGCAAGAGTTAATCGTAGCGCTGTAGCTACGCAGTTAGGCTCTATGGTTGAGGCTGCTAATAACAATACAAGAATGATGGTGGAGCAAACAACTCTAAGCGCTGCCATTGATTCTGTTAAAGCTGGAACTCCAACTGAGGATCAGATTAAACTATATGATAAAACATTTACGGCTGGGGTTAATCTGCAAAACTTCAATCCCAATGCAGAATGGTATCAAGTAGCTTTATCCCGTGGTGTTATGCTTCCGACTATTACTAATATGCTTACAACGCTTGCCACTTCTGGTGGCGCTATGGATGTTAATGTTTCGGCTAAAGGTTTTGCTATGGCCGAGCAATTGCAGAGCCATGCTTCTAATGGAAGACAAGTTGATCTACTTCGCATTGCGCTTAAAGGTAAGCCAGCGGAGTACGGCCTTCTTAATCGTTCAATCCAATTAAATAGAATGGGCAAGACTGGAACGCCAGCAGATGCGTTTGCTATATTATCTGGCTATGAAGGCGATAGCATTGAGAAAGATATGAAGACTGCGCTTGATAATAAAAGTATTGAAGAGTTCATTGCTTCTAAGGTTGACTCTAATCCACTTTATAATGAAGAACTTAAAAGCGCTCTAATGCTAGACTTTGCAATTGCCGCTAGAGATAAAAAGTCATTTGATCAAAAGCAAGCCGTTAATTATATTAAAGAATATGTAAGCAACATAAAAGATAGTGCTAGCGCTGATAGACAGGTTACTGGGGGAATGATTGGTAACAAATCTATTTACTCACGCTTTAATACCTTAACGCCAGATGAAGCCTTAAAAGCTGAAGTAGATATTATGGCTAAGATTATTGAAGCTAGCCCCAATATGCAGCAAAGCCTTGGCGTATTTGGAACTGCTAGCTTAATTAGAACTGCATTAATTGATGCTGTCTTTCCAAACATATCTTTCTCTTCTCAAGGGAAGTACGATGATAAGCAACGCTTACTAGCTCAAGCTGGAGGTTTTGCTGGTGATGGAGTTTTTGCTGGAGAAATAGTTTACGATCCAATTGAATCAACCTTTGCTAAGGGTGATGGCCAATGGATAGTAAAATTAACAGGAACAGATGGCTCAGAAATTCCTGTTTTAGATGCTCAAGGAAATATCATTATTCTAAGAACAAGCGACTATCATGTTGTTACTGAATCAATGCTTACACGCCAAGCTCACAACAATCTAAATGCTGCTGCTAATAGCATGAATGGAGGTGAGGGCTCACGTAATTATTTAATTGCTGAAATAAGACACCTTGCAACGCTTGAGCATTTGCGGAATGAAGATGGCTCTCCAAACATAGCAAGCATACAATCTCAATACTCTAAGCAGCTCAAGAAGTTTAATCTTACTGCTGAACAAATCCTTAGCGGAGCGGAGATTCAGTAATGGCAGTGGAACCAAGACTAGCTCCTTTTGTAGGCCCAACGCCATTTGCAACAAAGCCACAACTTCGTGGCGTTCCGCTGATTGATACACTTGCTGCGCAGTTTGATATTAGCGGGTCACCAATAGTTCAACAAAACTTAGATCATATCTTTGGTAAGAGAGAATACGATCCAAATTTTAATGTAGATACATTCCTTGAGGGCAAGGCCCTTAACCAAATGGAAATTAATAGTATCAAGAACAACTCAGCAACCTTTGAAGACGCGACTAATCAATATGAAAGAGTGTTAGATAACCAGAATACTCAGAGAATACTTGAGTCTTCAAGTGGTCTTGCTCTTATGATTACTGATCCAATTAACATAGCCACGATTGCTATTCCATTGGCAGCACCAATAACGCTTCGCGCTGGGGCTGCTGCTCTAGGCCGCACAGCGATTGCTACCGCCACAGTAGACACTCAGGCGTATCGAAGTCTAACAGCGGCCACTAGAGGCATTGAGGATGTAGCTGACGCGGTTGCAGCCTATCGTATAACCAATGCTTTGGAGCTTAGTAAAATAGCGGCTGGTGAAACTCTTGTACTTGAGGGAATGCGTGCTAACTTTAGGGCGCTCAATAACATCTCATTAGGTTCTAATCCTACCGAAGAGTTAATGAACGCTGCTTCATACACCTCTATGATGACTGGTGCTGCTGCTGTGCTTGGCTATGGTCTTGGCCGTGGTTTCTTTTCAACGCCAGCGGAACGTGCCGTTGTTACTAATCAACTATCTCGCTTTGGAACTTACGCTGCTGACCATATCTCAGCGCTTAATAGACCATTGCCATCTATTCCAACTAAAGCCGCGTCCAAACAAAGCTTTGAAATATTAGACCAAAGTATTTACAAATCTTCTGTTGATAACAAACCAGTAAGATCGCTTCAGAATGCAAATGTTTTTTATGCTATGTCTAATACTACAGGTAGTAAAGGCAGACAAACTTCTGGACTTAAATATGAAGTGATTGAAATTACAGAAGAAACTTATAAAAAGTTTTACCAAAAAGAAGGCGGGTTAACATATGAGGAATTTAAAGCAAACAAGGATTGGGATTGGGGAACTGAGCCAGCGAAGTATGCTGTAGTATCTTCATCAATAGGAGAAGCGCCAAAGTTATCATCAACTTTTCCAAATGAAAAAAGTGTTTTAAAATATTTTAATGATAAGTCGAGAGCTAAATATTTTTATTCATCTCTAGATAACTTTGATGATTTTGGAGAATCCGTTTGGAGACTTCAAGATGATGCTAAAGTGTATAAAAATATGCTGCAAGAAAATGGTATAGAAGTATCTCCTCGTATTGCTGGTCAATTCCCTGCCCCAGAGTTTAGCGGCAAGTTTGACTTTGCTGCTAAGTGGTGGACTGATTCTATATTTTACAAGATGGTTCCAACCCCGCTAAAGAATGTGATTGGAAACAAAGACTTACCTGATTGGTTTAAGTTATCAACGCTGCGTATGGTTAATGATCGTGGTGTATTGATTGAGTTAAACAGGCTGGGCGAAACATTACCTGACTCAGTTCTTGGTAAGTCAGTAAACCGAAACAAGGATTGGTACGCTGTATCATCTGTCCTTGACGAGGAGTGGGCCAAACTAAACCCAAGGGGTGGTGCCCAACTGTTAGACATACCAGTACAGAATGCTATTGAAAACTTACGCAAAGTATTTGGAACTGAGAACTTTACCAAGCAAGATTGGTATGACCACGTTGGTCGTTTGTATATCACCAATGCTAAAGGAACTAGCCAATCTGAAATTAGAGCCGTTCGTGCTATTGAAGATAAGCTAGGCGAATACCGCGTTCAGTTAGAAAAGGTAGGCTTCTTGCCAAACCGTGACATCTTAGTTGAAGAGGTTGCGCGTAAATCAGAAGTTGTCGGCAGCATGGAGAGCGCTGTCGAATCAATCGTTGCTAGAAATAGTGAGTGGCTTGATACTGAATTAACTAAGGCCGCTGCTAATCTTGAGGCTAAGATTACTAAGCGCAATGATCTTGGTAATAAGTTTAAAACACGGGGCTTAACGGCCAAGCAACAAGAGCTATATGATAAACTCTTAGCTGAGATTGGTGATACTACTGTTCGCCTAGATCGTATTCGCAATGCTTCAATGCGCCTAAAGACCAGTGAAAACATTGATGACCTCATTAAGTTTCAAGATGAACTTATGATGACCGAGGGAATGCAGACTGCATTTGGTAAACTCTCAACTAGAATTACTGAGATGGCTGATGAGATTGCTATTATTAGCGAGGTTGTTGCAAAGCAAGCTGCTAAGGCTAGCGAGAGATTCTTCCCTCGTATGTATAACAAACCAAAGATTGCTGTAGAGCGTGAGCAATTCCTACGCACTGGTGATCCAAGCGTCTTTCCATTTAGAGCCAAGCTAATCAATCACTTCAGAGCCAACCCTAGTATCTATGGTCGTGATGAAGTTACTGGTAAGTTTATTAGACGAGAGCTTGCAAGTGACGAAGCATCCCTTGCTGCCCGTGCTGACGCTGCCATTGATAACATCTTAGAGATTGTAGATGAGGATATGGTCGACGATATTATTATGAGTGGCGGTAGAGGCAAGCACTTGCTTCAGCGCAGCTTAGATATACCTACATCGGAACTTGTTGATTACATTGCAACAAATGCTAAGGAGGTTATGATCTCCTACGTTACGCGCATTGGTGCTAAGATTGATTTTGCTGAAACATATGCTGATGATCTTGCTGAGTTTGCTACATCTGGTAAGCGCACTGGCCCTGCTACAATTAAAAAGCTTTCCGAACTTTTCAGAAAGCGTTTAGCTTCTGATGGTCTTAACGAAAATCAGATTAACGAGGCTATGAAGAACTTCTTAATCTCATATAATCGTGTGGTTGGATCGGTTATTAGAAACCCAGATGCAATGTCTAACAAGATTGCGGTCGGCTTACGAAGCGCAGCCAACTGGGCTTTCCTTGGCGCTGCTGGCTTATCTGCACTGGGTGATGCTTCTGCGTTACTGCTGGATAACGAGATGAGAACGGTTGCAAAGTCTCTTCTTGCTCCGCTTAATAACATGAATTTAAAGCTGGCGAAAAAAGAACTTCAGATGGCTGGCGAAATGTTAGACATTGCCAAGGGCGTTGTATCTATTCGCTACATGGAGAATGTAAACTCTGGCACAATTAATAAGTCAGTGTTTGATAAACTAAACAATGGTTACTTTCTTGCCAATGGTCTTGGTCAAGTAACCCAGATTATGAAGCTAATGAATGGTATGGCAGTTAGTCACACAATCATTGAGGCTTCTCAGCGTATTGTTTCCAAATCAGCCAGTGATTGGGAGGTAACATTCCTTGCTCGTTATGGCATTGATGCAAGCATGGCCAAGCGCATTGCTTCCATGCCAAGCGAACTTAGCGAGAATAGTTTAATACTTCCAAACACTGCGGCGTGGACTGATGATGGTGCAGTCGTTGCGTTTAGATCAGCACTAAGAAACAATGTATCTAACCGCGTAGTTTATGGAACCGCTGCCGATAAACCACAGATGGTTGACGGTGTAGCTTATGTTCCAATGTCTGTTGGTAGGCTAGTGGGCATGACCGAAGACCCAATAGTTAAAGGCTATGCTCGTATTGAGAACGGTTTGATGAGCTTACCATTTACTTTCTACAACTACAGCCTTGGTGCGCTTAATAAGATTACTACTAACTACGCTCAAGATGCAGTGCGCAATAAATTCTGGCATTTTTCTACATCAATGTTCCTTGGCTATATGATTGTTAAATCTAAAACGCCAGCTTGGGCTTGGGATAAAATGGACGCTGATGATCGTATGCTTCGTGCATTTGATTTCTCAGGTAACGCTGCAATATACTCTGACATATTCTATCGTGGCCTAGCTGGTCTGCAGGACTTTGGTATCTCTAACCCAACTCCATTTGAACCTAAGTTTAAAAGCAAGCCAGATACATTTGGTGGGATTATATCACTAGGTGGCGCTCCTGCTGATTGGACATACGGAACAATGCAAGCTGTTAATGAGTTTGTTAACGGCAATTATCAAGACGGAGCCAAGCGATTAATACCATTGATTCCCTTTAGTGGAGTCATTGTAGCACAAGGCGAAATCAGAGATTCTCTAAAGGCAATAGCTGGGCATCTGCCCAACAGACAGTAATTGTGCGTTGCAAATGAAAAACATATGCGTAGTTTCGCATTAAATAACGGAGCAAACTATGACCATTAACATAGCAGAAAATGTACCACGCATATCTTACAGTGTGGCTCAAGGGATTACCCAGACCAGCTTTGCTGTTCCGTTTGAGTTTTTTGATGATACCGATTTGAATGTATATGTTGATGGTACACTTAAAACTATTACAACTGATTACACTGTATCTGGTGGTAGCGGTACAACTGGCACAGTAACCATCAGTGTTACTGGTGGTGCTGGCGGCTCAACGGTTGTCTTTACCCGTGACATTCCGCTGGATAGAACCACTGACTTCCCAACGTCAGGTGCGTTTCAGATTGCTGCTTTGAATACAGAGCTTGATCGCATGGTTGCAATTCAAGCCGATCTTCAAGACGACATCAACCGTTCATTGCGCCTTACTGATTATGACGCTGGCGTTTCATTGGTTCTGCCAGATGTAAACACACGTAAGGGGAAGACCTTAGCTTTTAATCTAAGCACTGGCGCTGTTGAATCTGGGCCATCAATTTCTGATACTCAAACTGTAGCAGATGCTTCTGCTGACATTGAGTTGCTTGCTGATATTCAAGACGGAACAATAGCAACCAACGCTATTACCAACGTAAATACAATCAGGACTGATATAACTACTGTTGCTGGGATATCGGCCAACGTCACCACTGTTGCGAATAACGCTGCCAATATTTCCACTGTAGTAACTAACATTGTTGATATTCAAAACGCAGAAGAAAATGCTGACGCTGCAATTGCTGCAAAGGTTGATGCGGTTGCTGCTAAAGTTGCTGCTGAATCAGCCCAAGCTGGTGCAGAGGCAGCACTTGATGCTTTCACCGATACTTATCTGGGCGCATTTGCAAGTGACCCTACGTTAGACAATGATGGAAATGCTTTGACTATTGGTGATCTGTATTTCAATACAACATCAAATGTTTTGAAGGTTTATAATGGTTCGGCTTGGCAAGCGGCTGCGTTAGATGCGGGTGCTTTTTTAGCATCGGCTAATAACCTATCTGATTTAGCTAATGCTGGCTCTGCTAGAACTAACCTTGGTTTAGGCACTGCTGCAACAACTGCGGCAACTGATTATGCTACTGCGGCGCAGGGAACATTAGCTGATAGCGCACTGCAATCCAGTGACATTGGCTCTAGCGTTCAAGCCTACGATGCTGACACTGCAAAGCTAGACGTTGCACAATCATTCACTGCGGCACAGCGTGGATCAACTGACACTAACGCAACTACTACTGGCTCTACCATACTAGATTTCACCACAAACCAGAACTTTGTGCTGACCTTAACTGGTGATGTAACGCTGGATAATCCAACCACAGAAGTCGTAGGACAGTCAGGCTTCATAGTGTTTATCCAAGATGGCACTGGTAGTCGCACGGTTAGCCTTGGCACTGAATACAAAACGGCAGGTGCTGTTGGTTTAACTCTATCAACGGATGCAAGCGCAACAGATGTTGTGCCATACATTGTTTCTGCTGGTGGTTCCATTCTGTTGGGTAGCCCTCAACTAGCATTTGCGTAGGGGGAAATAACATGAGTGGACCATTAGGTTCTTCACAGTGGATGTACAGCAGCGGTGGGTTTTACCCTACCGAAATTGACCAGTCGTTAAAGTTTGATGGCACATCTTATCTAAGCCGCACACCTAGTGTTGCTGGTAGTCTTACAACTTGGACTTGGAGTGGCTGGGTTAAGCGTGGAGCATTAGGCTCAGACCAAACTCTGTTTGGATTAGACTATCCACCAAATGATTCAAATTTTCATTGGGTTAATTTTAGTAGTGCAGATAAACTTGATTTTGGATTGTATCCGACTAGCGTTACTGCAAGATTAACAACAACGCAAGTATTTCGTGATCCTAGTGCTTGGTATAATATTGTTGCGATATGGGATACCACTAATGCAACTGCTGATGATCGTATGAAATTGTATGTGAATGGAGTTCAAATAACAGCATTTTCAGCTAGAACAAATCCTACTCAAAATACTTCTGGATTTATAAATACTACAAGGCTTCACACTATTGGTGATTTAAATTATAACGCTGGACATCTACAATTCTTCAACGGCTACCTAGCCGACACCTACTTTGTCGATGGACAAGCCCTAGACCCCACCAGCTTTGGTGAGTTTAAGAATGGCGTATGGATACCCAAAGCCTATACTGGCAGCTATGGCACCAATGGCTTTCACCTGACCTACCAAGACGACACCGTGTCTGAAGGGTTTAACACTGTTACTTGGAATGGTAATGCCTCAACGCAAGCTATTAGTGGTGTAGGCTTTAGCCCTGATCTTGTTTGGATTAAAGCCAGAGAGATAGCTTACAATCACAGAATAAATGATAGTATTCGTGGGCCAAATAAAATCCTATATTCGGATTTAACCAATAGTGAGTTCACCGATACTGACCAATTCTATTCGTTTGATAACGATGGGTTTACGCTTGGCCCTGATGCTGGGGTTAATAGTGGAGCAGCGACAGGCAAGTTTGTAGGCTGGTGCTGGGATGCTGGCGACAGCACAGTAAGCAATACCGATGGCTCAATCACATCTAGTGTAAGGGCTAACCCTGCCTATGGGTTTAGTGTTGTGAGCTATACTGGTAATAACAGTAACGCTACGATTGGTCACGGTCTATCGACCACCCCCGCAATGATTATTAATAAGCGCAGAGATAGTACACAGCAATGGTATGTTTGGCATAAAGATTTGTCAGCGAATACAAGTTTGCGCTTAAATGAAAATGTTGCCGCATTTGGTGCAGGGTCGGCAGGTCTTTTAGGCAATGTTGGTTCTAGCACGTTTGGTTTTGTTCAAGGTTCCATTGATTACTCAGGCCCAAATGCTTCTGGAGGCACTTACATTAATTACTGCTTCTCAGAAATAGCTGGCTACTCTAAGTTTGGTTCATACACTGGCAATGGTTCTGCATCAGGGCCAACGGTTACGCTTGGGTTTAAGCCAGCCTTTGTTATGATTAAAC